CCTTCTGATGATCGCAAACCTCAATCAAAGTCTTTAGCCAATCTCGACGATTCTTCAATTGTTTCTTCTTATAGACGCTATATCCCTCAATCAGTTGCTCGTCGGCGGTCCCCTCAAGGACTGCATCAAGTTCCTTCGTGCGACGGCGAAACCACTCAGCAATTCGACTTGCATGAACACCCTTGCAACCATTCTTGGAGAGCCAACTGTTGAGATCGGAATCTACAGTCTTTGTTCCACCACAAGATTCACATGCACACTCGCGCACGGGAGCATCTGCGGGTGCGTTCGCACAGGCGCACGGGTAGACAGGAGTTTCTCCCCGAATAAGGCAATCCTCAACCGTTTCCAAGTCAGAAATCAATTTGGATACTTGTGCTGCAATTCGCTCTTGCACTCCAACAGCAGGAGCATCTTCCACCTTTTCTTCCTTTGACTCTTTGATAGCGTTACCAAGAGCAATGAGGTGAGAAACACCCCTCTTCAAGCGAATGCTGTCTTTGGTTGGAATCCAGCCTCCCTGAGACAGTATACGAGCATGGATACCAAGATTGATACCCAAGTCATTATTTGCGATTTCGTCGGGAAAGAGAATCGCTCGTTTTGTTCGAATTACTGACTGAATATCCTTCGCCTCGTAACTCTCCGCCCTCATATACTGAGTCAACCAGTTGAGTTGATCGGTCTCATCAGACATATGGTGATACCAATTCAGAGCCTTGCAATATTGAGAATCTCTGTCAGTTGTGTTGGACCAAGTAGGCTCTTCTCCGTAGTGTTGTCGTTCAGCGGTCTTGTTAGTGGTAGTTGCCATGTAAGTACTTTACTAAAAAATCAAATGCTTGTCAAGCCTAAGAAGCCACTTGACGAGTAAATAGTTGTACGGTATATTGTGCATATCGTCCTTTGAACGGTTCTTAGGGCGGTAAGTATTCCTAGTTTAGGGAGTCTGATAATGTCAGAAGGTCAGCGTCAAAAGCGTATGCGTGTTTGGGTTCCGTCTCTTGCCAGGCGTGGAGAGGTTCGCAGAGTAGAACAAGATCCTGTTTGGGGTCCGCAGTATTATGTGTCTGTTTACTGTCCAGACACTGTAGAAAACACCAATCCGTTTGAATGTTTCTGGGTTCGTGGCGAGGAGTGTGAAGAGATCAAGGGGCGTGACGATTGAACATCTTCTATCTTCATGAAGATCCAAAAACCTGTGCAGAAATGCACTGTGACAAGCATGTAGTCAAGATGATTCTTGAGTACGCGCAGTTGTTATCTACTGCTCACAGAGTCTTAGATGGAGATCCATCTATTGAATTGTCTGTGAGTGGTAGAAAGGTGAAGAGGTGGCGACTCAAGAACCCTGATATGGATTCACGCCTATTTGCTGCGACCCACATCAATCATCCTTGTGCAGTTTGGGCAAGACAAAATGACTCAAACTACAAGTGGCTTCGTCAATTGCTTTGGGAACTCTTGATTGTTTATCGTGATCGTTACGGCAAGGAACATAGCGTATGGGAACGATGTCTTGCTGAACTAAAAGATCCGCCAAAGTATATCATCAAGGGTCAGATGAGCAAACCCCCACAAGCAATGCCTAATCAGTACAAGGTAATTGGAGATCCAATTCAAGCGTATCGTAACTACTACTGTGGCGACAAGTCAAGATTTGCAAAGTGGAAGAATGGTTCGGTTCCCTCTTGGTATGCACCGCTAAATACAGCGGGAGCGTAACTATGCCAATCTATGAGTACCGATGTACCTCATGTGAAAATACATTTGAGGATTTCTTGAAAATTGCAGAGAGGAAACGGCCATGCAAAAAGCCGTGTCCTAAGTGCGGAAAAAAGACAATCGAACAGTTTGTCTCTTCAGCACCTGCTATATGTGATCCTGTTCGCGTCGGCGCTCGTAAAATGGATGGTGGGTTTAGAGATGTAATCAAGAAGATAAAGAAAGCCCACCCAAGAAACAACATACCGGACTATTGATTATGATAACACTAAACAAACTTCAATCCGTCGAAATAGATGGAATGGGTAGATTCTACAAGTCTAGAAACAAGGATCTATGGTATCCTTCCGTTACAACTGTAACTGGTTGGTCAAAGAGATCTTTCTTTGCTGAGTGGAGAAAAGACCCAAACAATGCAAAGAAACTTGACCTCGCAGGAAAGCGAGGAACTGCTCTTCATGGAATCATAGAAGATTACCTCAAGAATGGATCTGTAAATTCAACAGACCCTGACATTCTTGTGCTATTTGATAGCATCAAACCTTACATTGATGGCATCACAGATGTACAAGCGCAAGAGCAACCTTTATGTTCAGACACCATTCGTATGGCAGGGCGATTCGATTGTATCGCTAAGTATAATGATAGGATTTCCGTAATTGATTTCAAGACCTCTGATAAACCTAAGAAAGAAGATTGGATTCAGAATTACTTCGAACAAGCGTCTGCATACGCTCTCATGTGGTATGAGGAAACAGGCCAACTCATCGATCAGATCGTAATCCTTGTCGCATGTGCGGATGGAACTGTTCAAGAATTCATCAAGGATCCTAGTTTGTATTATTCGCCGCTGAGAAACAGTGCGGCATCATATTGGTCAGACAACAATTTCGATAAACTACAGGAGAGAGTCCGTGAACATTTTCAAGAAACTGTTTAGGTCTAGTGAAGAAGACGAACCTCTTATGATACCTCATGATGAAGATGATGATGGTAAGCATGTAGTTCGCATCATGGTTGGAAACAGAGAATTGGTTTTGCTCTTGACTGACATCGAATTCATTCGTGCTGCTGATCGCGCTCGTCGCCAATTGTCCGAAATGGCAATTGAAGATGTTGATGCTGCCTCTCCAAAAGAACAGGGGGAATAATGGGTTCCATAATTGGAATAGCAGACTTCTGTAAAGAGGTTGAAGAAGTAGTAAGATCCCAAAGAGAAAAGTCTTATATGGACGCTATACTCATGGTTTGCGAAAAGCATAGTATAGAACCTGAAAGCGTAGCAAAGAGTCTGACTAAGCCCATCAAAGAAAGACTAAAGACAGAGGCACAGCGGTTGAATTTGATCAAGAGCAAGTCCTCAAATAAATTGCCACTATGACTGGATACGAGGCATACTCGACCTATATCAGACTCAAAGCGCATTTCAAAGATCCCAATTTCGATTTCTTCAAATACAAGAAAACAAGAGCATCAAAGAAAACCTTTGAGCGAAGAAATGATAGACATTTCTTTGATAAACTCTCAAAGAAACACAGTGATTGTGACATAGTTGATTTTCTTGTATCTCAATTGAAAGACAATCCTGATCTTTGGATTGGCGATATGTTCTCTGAGGATGCATATGATCGCCATACGCGGCGTATGAAAAACCTACAAGCAATGAGTCACCGTCTAGAAATAGACACTAAACTGATGGTAGATCAATCGGATAGTGATACAGTCAAATTTGGAAACCTGTTTGTTCCCCCTTGCAACGGATGCCATCCTAAAGTCTTTTGTTTACTGTTACAGAAAAAGATAACGGATGAAACTTTTCTATCCTATGACTTGTTGATTAGATTTACAGAATCTTGGAACAGAAAATTACAGGATGATCCGATTTGGCAAGACATGGGAATGCGGTTGAAAAAGTATGGTTCATTTGTACCTCTTGAGTACGAGGCAGTCAAAGTCACAATCTCTAGAGTTTTGTCAGAAACCATCTTGACCAAACAATAGATATCACTATACTAGTCGAAATACCGTCATACCTCTAACACACGAAAGGATACAGCATTATATGAGCAAGTTCGAAGCAATGAAGAAAATGTCAAAGTCCTCCACAGAGAAACTCGCCAAGGAACTCGACAAGATGAGTGGCGGAGAGTACCAAAAGGATGAACGATTTTGGAAAGCAGAACAAGGCAAGGACGGAAACGGTTATGCCGTAATTCGATTCTTGCCTGCACCAGAGGGCGAGGATGTTCCTTGGGTTCGTGTATTCAGTCACGGATTTCAAGGCAAGGGTGGATGGTTTATCGAAAACTGCCCAACTACTATTGGTAAGAAATGTCCTCTCTGTGAGGCAAATAATGATCTTTGGAACTCAGGTATTGAGTCCGACAAGGACATTGCCCGTGCGCGTAAGCGCAAGTTGAATTACATCAGCAATATTCTTGTAGTTGATGACCCAACAAATCCTGCAAATAACGGGAAGGTTTTCCTGTTCAAGTACGGCAAGAAGATTTTTGATAAGATCACCGAAAAGATGCAACCTGAGTTCAAGGACGAAGAAGCGGTGAATCCATTCTGCTTCTGGAGTGGTTGCAACTTCAAGTTGAAGATTCGTCAAGTAGAGGGGTACGCTAACTACGACCGATCCGAATTCGATGCTCCCTCTGCCGTTCTTGGCGGTGACGATGCTAAATTGGAAGGTCTGTGGAAGAAGCAACACAGTCTTCAGGCATTTATCAATCCTGATCAATTCAAGTCATACGATGAATTGAAGGAACGCTTGTTTGCTGTTCTTGCTGCCCCAAAGGCCACAACCAAGGCTGAAGACACGGACATCAACGAAACTCTTGAAGAGAAGTTCAAGAAGTCTCCAAGCAAGCCAACTCCTCCTCCATCAAAGAAGCCTTCTAAGCCTTCTGAAGAGGCAGAGGATGAAAACGAAGCACTTGCTTATTTCCGCAAGTTGGCAGAGGATGAATGATTATCCTCTAGGGATATTTGCCAACTGTAGATTTCGAACAGTATCGTTCTGATTTCTAACAGGAACAAATGTCACATTTTGTTGTGCAGCACCACCGCCGCCTCCGCTAGTAACGGGGGCGGCGATTGCATTATTGTTGATCACAACAGATCCACCCGCTTTTCCTTCTCTCTGTGGCAAAGAAGGAATGGCTTGTGATGTTTGCACTTTTCTTGAACCGTCAAACGAATTGTTGAATCGTTCAGTTTTTTCTTTCAAAATAAGTTGATTGAATTCTTTCTTTCGCTCTAACGCATCCTCTTGTCTAGCATTCAATTCTCTAGGTTTTTTAGTTAACGCATCCTCTTGTCTAGCATTCAATTCTCTAGGTTTTTTAGTCTCTGCAACTACTGTCTGCTCTATCTTTTTGGTTTGTTTCTCTTCCATGCTAGAACCAAACAGCCATTTTCCTATTGCGCTTTTCTTGATGGATTCCCATATTTTCACTCCAAACAAATCATCAATTGCAGTTCCAATAGTGTCATAAATGCTAAAGAAGAATTGTTCTACACCATTTCTGATCTCCATAATTTTCTGCCCAAATTGCTGAAGTGCGCTAACGATGGTTTCAAAGTTTTTGTAAATCTTGTATCCTGCAAAAACCATAAGCCCAAGCACAAGAACTATTGCACCTGCTATTAGAATAAACGGAGAGATTGGTGCAATAAGAGCAGCGATAAAGGAAACCACTCCTGCGGCGATCCCTGCTATAAATGTACCAACGGCAACCAAAATAGACCCAACAAATCCAAGAGCAGCAGCCACGACTGGAGCAACAAATCCAATCGTTGCCGTTACGACAGATGCAGCGAATCCAAAAATCGTTGATCCAACACCAACACTAAATGCAATAACAGAACCCATGAGTCCAAAAACTACACTGCCTATAGAGGTTACGATACTCATTGCTGCCGTACCGAGAGATATAACAAAACGAGAAACTCCCGTCGAAAGAGGTCCCAAGAAACTACCCACTTTTCCTGCAAACGAGGAAATGGATGTTCCTATTCCCTTGATAAAGTTTGAAGAGGAGTTGAATATCGCTTTGGCGTAATTGCCTGCTGTTTCAAATATCTTGTCTCTAAACTTATTGACAGTTTGTGCTACTTTATCAAACCCAGCATCAAGCCCCTTCATACTCTTCATGAAGGTTTCTTTTACTGTTCCTATTGGATCCTTCGCTAATTTCTCACCAAAAAGAACTAGTGATCTACTAATTTGTTCACTTTTGTCTGACAGATTCTTAGAAAATTCAGTGATTCGTTTTCCTGCCGTATTGAAATCAACTGCTATTTTATCCACTACACGCTTGAAGTCGATTTCCTTGATCTTGTTGAATCCTTTTACCACAAGATCTTTCATACCCTGTCCCAAGAAAATCAGAGATACTGCTACAATCCTAAACAAGAAATTTAGGAAACCTGTAACAGTTAGTAGTTCTTTGAATTTGCTATACCCATTTTGTACTATCGATAGAAACTTATCGTAATCTTGATTGGCTTTACCAATTCTGCCTGTAAAAGTAGATAGAGATGGAATTAGTTTTGTGATTTGAGCCGAAAGAGACGCTATTGCTTTTTGGAAAGGAGCATCTTTTCCTACAAACTCGTACTTTTCTGTTTTTGTCTCAGTCGCAGGCTGAGTATTAGCAGCAGGTGTAGTAGCAGTAGGGACAACATCTGGTTTTAGTTGCTCTGCTGCTGTTGTTACTGCGCTCTCTATCTTTACCTGATCTGCTATTTTCTTGAGTACAGTAGCCTCTACAGACGGAACTGCTGACAACTTTTGTTGTTGTATCTCAAGACCCGTTTTAGCCCGTTCTTGTTCCTGTTTTGTTGCCTCTTCAATTCTCTTACTCAAAGCCTCTCGACTTGTTAGTTCTTTTTCTACTAACTGTTGAGATTTTTCTGCAAGACGAGTCTGCTTGATTACCTTTTCTAGCAGTTCTTCGGTTGCTTTACCTGAAGCACCAAGGGTAAGTGCCTCATCTTCAGCAAGTTTGATCGCAACTTTCTGCGCTTCAGTGAGTGCTTCTAATTTGGATATCTGTTCTTGACGAGCAGCGACTTCTGCTGCATTCATCTTTTCGATATCCTTCTCCTGAGATCGCATGGTGGTGCGAAGGGACAGTATCTCTTTCGTCAAAGCCATCAGGGCTTCTGTTGCCCTCGAAGTCTCCAATAAATCAGGTCCTAGTGATGCTTTTTCGTTGAGATCTGCCATCCCGTTTATCTCCTGTATGAATTCATTTTGCCTTCATATTCTTCATTTCTTTCATTCTCTTCTTTGATCCACTGTATCAACATGCCAACATAAACTCGTCTTTCCCAAGGTGTCATGTTCTCCAATTCATGTAGTGCGTAATGATAATTCTGCATCATCTGAAAATTTGTTTCTAGCATGTTCGCAAGGGTTTCATGCGACATGCTTAGGTAAAAAAATCTTGTATTCCTGTCAACAAAACCTTGCCTTGGTGGTTGCAAGAGGGACATGTATAATTTGCTTCGTGTCTTAGTTTTGGTAGATTTTCGAAGAAAGATGCCAACTTCTTGAACGAAGATTGGGTCAGTGATTCTACGAATTCTCTAACCTCTTCTTTAGTAAAGTCTTTTGTTTCGTAGATTGCCTTTTCGTCGTAAATTTTCTCAATGCACTCAATAACCACTTTGAACGACTTTTCGGTTTCTGACTCCACAGTCTCTAACTCTTTGATAGTGTCGTAATTTGGGTAATTCATGATGACACCAACCGTTTGAGTCAATTGAATTTGCTTTTCTGGTGGTTTACAATCAATTCCTACAGCAGTAAGGTCAACAGATATTCCCACTGTTTTCCCACAATTTTCACATGTGGTATTGGGATTAGCAGTTTCGCCCACCGATCTTGCTCTCACATTGATAAACAGATATTCTAAGTCGGTCACAGGCAACTTTGAAATGTCAACTTTGTCAAAGGTGCAATTAGTCATAATTTGCTTGATTGTCTTCATTATTTGCTTTTCGTCTTTGCTTTCGGCAGCAAGCAACAAAGCCTTTTCTTCCTTGACAACAAAAGGTCTGTATTCAATCTTTTGCTTTGTAACAGGTAGAACAATGTCGTAAGATGATGTAATATTGATCGGTAGGGGCATGATGAAATATCCTTTCAAAATCTATGTAGAGATTTATAGTAAAGCAGCCAGATTGATAACTTGGTTCAGTGAGATTGAGAATGGTGGTTTCTTTGGGTTCAAATCCAAGAATGCTCTGTTTCTCTCCAAAGCCATATCGTTTATACCAGGCACAATGACAAATCCGTTCTGTGCCTGAGCGTTCATACGAGCGGTACTTTCCTCTGCTGTTTCCACTTTTGGGATGCTAGCATTTGGATCAATAAGAACTCCACCAGGCGTAAATAACGACTCATCTAGAGCCACATAACCACTGGCTACCATCTCATCGAAGTGTGCCGTGTACATATCGCGATAGGTAAAATCGACTTTTAGTGTTGTAAACCCCTCTGATCCATTACTCAGAGTTCCGTCATTGACCACAACACTTGATGGGTAAACCTCATTTACTACGAAACCAGGAAGACTTCTCAGTTCTGCGGCTTGCAAAACTTGGTTATAGTCCTTGACATAGTTTGGGATCATGAGAACCATGATTTTGCAACTCATCGCATAGTCCTCGTAGTAACCTGCGCGACGGTTTATAGGATTCACGATCATATCTTGCCATTTGTTGAAAAACACCCATTCTTTAGAGTCGGCAGAGAACATAAATTGCATGCTTATAGGAGTATCCCCGAAAGAGGAAATGTACGGAACCTTTCTATCAGGACCGGTAACCTTTCGATTTACTGTTCCAAATCCGCGTGAGGGGGTGGTGACGCTATTACAAAACTGCGAAAGCCTTGTGTTCATCTCCATGAAATTGTCAAACCCACATTGCGTTCTTACCTTTTGATTGATTTTCAAAATTACAGCATACCTGTTGCTTCTGAGGAAGCCAGGAGTTTTGAATCGAGATATCATCGATTCTATGAGGTTGAATTCAGGCATTTTCTCTCCTTAGATCTGATTTCGTGACCACTTGTACACCTCATTGCTGCTCATTTTTGCGAACCTCTCTAAAGGCATGAATATGGCAGTTTTCCATTCGGAAGGAGGAACCATAGCCACATTTGAAACTATGCAGTTATACTTGTAGGATTTGATCGTTGGTCTATAAAACCTCAAGCGAGGATCGGCTTTGAAGTCTGGATACTCTGCGTCTATTTCTGCATCAGGATTGAGATTCCATTGTGTGGTATCTGCGTACTTCACTAGTCCGTTGATAAACCAAGCACGATAGTTCATCTCAAGATAGTGAAAGTTGACCCCAAGAAATCCACCTTTTTGATAATTCATCACGAAGACTAATGGAAACTCGTCGTAAAATGGCAACTCTGATTTGCCTTTGGGGATGTACGCAAAAAAGTAGAAGTGACCAGGCTCTATTGATTGAGCAGATATGCCTTTTTTGAGGATAGGCTCTCGTTTGACAGGTCCAATCTTTTCTAGGTTCTCTTTGAGCCAATAAGTTGCTTTGGCGCTTGTTGGGTCTATCCCTTGTCGCCTAGCCGCAGCAGTTATTCGTCTTACTTCCTCTTTACTCATTTTGAGCCTCCGAAGATGTTCTCTTCCGTGAGTACTCTGAACTGCCATCCGCGATCAGCACAGTATTCCTTCGCCGCTTCCCACTTCGCATTATTGATGACCCAATCACGCGCTCTGACAAGATCCGATTTTGTTGGTCTTACACTTTCTATGATTGGTTTGATAGTTTGTTTCTTTGGTTTGATCTCTATCAGCATCGTTTCGGTTAGTCCTTCTTTATTTTTGACTTTCATCCAAAAATCAACAAAATAACGATGAACTTTATTGTCAATAGGTGATCTGTAGGGAACGATGACTTCTTCCGATGACCATTCGGTGACGCTAGTGTTTTCATCACAAAATTGCATAAAGCGTCTTTCCCACAGAGACCGATAGACGCACTGCGTCGGATTTCCACGGTACTTTTGTGGGTTCCTTGGTTGATAGAATCCCTTGTAGGTCTTGTAAGGAATGGGCTAGGTTCTCCTAATTGATATTTAGCAAAATCTCGCTAAATAATTGCAATAAGGAGACCACCCTTGTCCTTTGTATACCCAACAGAAACACTAGACAGATATGCTCAGTTGCATGGTAGAAATACCGGCGATCCTATAACTGATCAGCCTCAAACCAAAAAAGGTGAACAGTCTTTAGCAAAAGCACAGAATAGTGGCGCGGTCAATGAGAACTTTTTTCCCACTACTGCGGATGAAACGATAATAGACAATGGGTCAAAGATAGCGTCGTTTGAAAGAGATCTGAAAAAGATTCACTACAACGAAGCAGTCAATGAAACATCGGAACTCAATGATCTCCTTTCGATCTTTGGTGGCGCATCTCAAAGGGTGGTCACTTATCCGTATGACCTAGCCACATCTCCAGAAAACATGGATTACATCCTGTTTGACATCTATGAGTCAGAAGGTGCAGGCATCAAAACCGTGGCTCAAAAACTACAGAGAATGAGAGCGGAAAAATCAAACTCTACTCTTTTGAATGTTGCCGGAATTGGTGCGGCGGCTCTTGCAGGCGGAGACGCTATAGCAAAGGTCGGTGGAGGATTGGGAGTTGCAGCAATCAACCAAGCAGGAACTTTACTGAATGGTGCAAACCAACTTGCGAGTGGGGCAGCGAAAGCGGCATCAGACCCAACGATAGGATCAGGTGAAATAGGTTTTTCTCAAGAATCATCGGGATTTGCACAAGCAACAGAGCGAGTAAAAACATCCATCGCTTTATACATGCCTCCTTCCTTGCAAGCAAAGTACAGCACCAAGTATCAGGACAAAGACTTTTCAGAAATGTCTGTGCTTGCCACAGTAGGAAAGAATGTAATCGAAACAGTAGGTCAGGTTATCGGAGGAGGTGGTCCTTCCGAAGGATCAGCAAAAGCAGCCGATGCCGCCATGCAAATTGTGGGACAACAAGCGGTAAAGGTCTTTGACAAGTTTGTAGTTGGAATGATTGGTGGAGAAGGGGGAGCAGGACTACAGGATGTGATCAATGCATCGAACAGAGCGGTT